CTATATTAAAAAAGCATCCCTCTTATGAAGAGAATGCAAAACAAGCGGACTATTTGTTTCGTAGTTATGTTGGTGGTGAACAGTATCGTAAAGGCGAATACTTAACACAATACATTGGCGAAAACGAAATACCACATGCATATCAGAACAGACTTGCAGCAACACCACTAGATAACCATGTAGCAACTGTTATTGACATCTATCGTTCATTCATCTTTAAGAATGAACCACAGCGTGAAGTTGGTGCTTTGGAAAACAACCCACTTGTAATTCAATGGTTGAAAGATACCGATCAAGAAGGTCAAGATATGACCTCTTTCATGAAGACAATGAATGACTTAGCAATGGTGCTAGGTAATGTCTGGATATTGGTAGATAAGCCTAGTTACAAGGTTAATACTCAAGCAGAAGAAGAAGCATTAGGTATTCGTGGTTACGCTTGCACATACACACCACAGAACGTATTGAACTGGGAATATACTCGCAGCATTAATGGTAAGATGACATTGTCACACATTGCTGTAGTTGAATCAGAGTCAAAAGAGCGTATGTCCGTTACCCATTGGTATAAAGACACAGTAATCAAGCGTATTATCACTAAAACTGACACAGGTGAAGCAGATAGTATTGTAGGCGAAGAGGTTTATGACAATCCTTTAGGTTACATTCCATTTGTTAACCATTCACCATTGAAGTCAAGAGTAAAAGGCATTGGTATCAGTGTTGTTGCAGACATTGCAGACTCACAGCGTTATATCTATAACTTGTTGTCTGAATTAGAGCAATCAATCCGTATCTCAAGTCATCCTACACTAGTGAAGACTACACATACACAAGCAAATAGTGGTGCTGGTGCAATTATAAACTTAGATGAGCAGTCTGAGCCAGGATTGAACCCATACTTGCTACAACCAACTGCTGCTGGTATTGATGGTATTATATCTACAATAGAACTTACAGTAGATGCGATTAGTCGCATGAGTCACACTGCATCGGTTACATCTTCAAAGACATCGCCTACAAGTGGTATATCTTTGCAAGTAGAACGCGAGTTATTGTTTGCTAAGTTGAAAGACATTGCAGACACAGTGGAAGAGACAGAGATTAAATTGTGGGATATATGGTTTGATTGGCAAAACATTGATAAGCCAGCAGACTTTGTTATCTCATATAACAACAAGTTTGATATGCGTGACATGAGCAATGATCTTATGCACTTCAAAGCAGCATTAGAATTGAATGATGACCCAGTCTTTAGAGCGATGATCGTAGAAAAGATTGGAAAATTATTTGAAGACTAAATAGATGTAATGCAGCATAAGGCTGCTTTTATCGCCCCTAATAAAAGGATTAAAACTGATATGACAGAAAACATAGGAACACCTACAGATGAATCAACTACTGGAGTTGAATCACAGGAAATTATTATCCAGGAAGAAGCGAAAACTTTCACTCAAGAACAAATGAATGAAATAATTGCTAAACGAGTTGCAAAAGTTAAATCATCATATGATGGAATTGACCCTAATGAGTTTAGAGACTTAAAGAATCTACAATCACAAGTTGAAGATGAGAATCTAATCAAAAGGCAAGATTTTGATCAATTGATGAAGAAGCACAAAACTAAGTCTGATACTGAAATTAATTCACTGCGCGGTGAATTAGAGCGTATTAAGATTGATGGTGCTTTAATAGATGCAGCGTCACAATTGAAGTCAATTGCACCTGAACAAACTGCGAAGTTACTTCGCGAACAGGTTAGATTGGGTTCAGACGGTAAGGTAGTTATTATGGATGGTGACAATGTTCGCTACAATGATGACTCTGAACCAATGACAGTTTCTCAGTTAGTCTCCGACTTCCTGGACACAAACACTTACTTCAAAGCAGCAGGACCCAGTGGAACAGACTCAACGAGCAACACCACTGTAAAAGATAACAATAATGTTACACTTGCTGATTTGGATATGAACCGACCTGAACATCGTGACATTTATCGCAAATGGAAACAAGAAGGTAAGGTTTAAAATAATTAATAGGAAATATTAAAATGGCTTTTAACACAGCATATGATTTATCGGCATTAATGGTGCCAACCAAAGCAGCGGCAGTATACGCAGCCCAGGAAAACAGTTTATTCATGAATGGTTTTATCATTCCAAACATCGTAGTTCCAGCAGGATCTTTTTCTGCACAGGTTCCAGTATTCGCAAAGACTTCTGCACAAGTATTGACTCAAGCAGCACACGCTGTAGATGACATTACTTCTACTAAAGTATTAGCAACTGCTAACACAATCACTTTGGATTTGTTCGCTGCACGCGACACTCTTCGTGATCTTGGTGGTGTAAACCCAACTGAACTAGGTCGTGTATTGGGCAACGCTGTTGCACAAAAGTTTGACGAAGCAGTTGTAACTGAATTGTTAACTGCTACAGTTACACAAGCAACAGACGCAACTATCAACCCACTTTGGGATGCTGCTGCAACTATCCGTCAGGCTGGTGAAATGGGTCCATTAATGGCTATCGTTTCTCCTGCTTACGCTGCTCTTCTTATGAAGGCAATCGGTGGTGCTGCATTCGCTGGTGGTGATTACCAGACAGAAGCACTACGTAACGGTTTTGTTACTAAGGTTGCTGGAATCTCTGTATTCCAATCTGCGCACATGACTGCGCTAGGTGTTGTATTTGGTGCTGACGCAATGCGCACTGCATCACAAGGTGGACTTGACATGGAAATGCAACGTCGTGCAGAAGCAGTTGGAACAGACATCGTGGCTTCATACGCTGGCGCTGCTGGTCTTATTGACGACTCACGTATTGTTGAATTAGTATAAGTTTAACACAATTATTGGGGGTCGCAAGATCCCCTATTAACGGAGATTATAATGGCATTTGCTACAAACGATGATTTAACAGTATACATTCAGGACATCTTTGATCATGGTGTATCAGATTGGAGCGATGAACTTGCTTTAGCGGAAACCGATGTTACTAATCAAATTAGGATTAGGTATTGGGATAAGTTTGAAGATAAGGCTCAGTTTGATAAGACCAAATTGGTTGAGACTCAATGGAAACCTGCTACTGTATATCGTGCCTTGAGTGCATACATCTTACCTAAGTTATCAACATTTAGACTTGATGATACCTTTATGGAACAGACTGCATTCTATAAGACACAATACGCAGAAGAGATCAATACACAGTTTCAACTAGGTATTGAATACGATAGTGATGGTGATGGTGCTATAACAGCAGCAGAAATTACCACTATGACACAAACAAGGTTATATAGATAATATGAGTAAAAGGGAAAACATAGTAAAAAGGTTTTACGAAGTTGCCAAAGCGCAACGAAGCGTTAAGTTTAATACAGTGGTAAGAGATCCAATAAATGCGGAAGAACTACCAAGAACTGGGTTCCCTGCTGCTTACCTTGAATCTTCAAATGAGGAACGATTAAACATTACTAAAACTCTACGTGAATGCAATATGGACATTGCAATTGTCATTACCGTAAATGGTAGAGATAGAGACACACAGAGAAATGTTGCAATTGAAGCAATTGAAGAATCAATCTATAATGATACACAAATTAATTCGTTAGTAAATAGCATTGAATTAACAAACATAGATATAGTTGACTTAGGTGAAGCATCGCCATTCGCTACCGTTAGGGTAACGTTTGGTGTAACCTACTGTTATACTGTATAAATAGACTAAATTAGGAGATAATATTTATGTCATGCACAGCAGGAAAGAACGGAGTAATTAAAGCGGGTGGTTCAGCCATTGCTCAACTTACTTCTTATTCAATTTCAGAAACAGCGGACACAACTGAATGCACTCACTTTGACTCTTTGAGTTATCGCGAACATGCAGTTACGTTCAAATCATGGGACGGTTCTGCCGACCTAGTATGGAATCGTCAAGATGGTGATATCGTAGTTGGTAACACCTATACACTAGAAGTATTCCCAGAAGGTGACGACACAGCAACAGATTGGAAGATCAGTGGCAGTGTTATCATTACTTCATTCGCACTTACTGGCGCTACAGAAGACAATGTTTCGGGATCTATTGCATTCCAAGGCACAGGTGTTCTAACACGCGGTATAGAGGCGTAAAGTAACCTATGTCCAATCAAAGCAAAAACACAATGAAAGATTTGCGTGCCGAGATTGGGCATGATTTTAACAAGTATATTAACGACTTCTTTAAGTCGTTAGTTAAATTAACCCCAGTTGACACCGGTCGTGCAAAGCGCGGGTGGGTCAAGAACTATAACAACCAATTAGGTGAGAAATCTTCTTACATATTGTTCACCAACAGAGTGCCTTATTCGGCAGTGTTGGATAATGGTCATAGTAAGCAAGCACCAAAAGGTATGTTTAACCCAACATTAAAAAGAACGAGGCAGGCAAGATGAGCATTTTAGAAAACGCAACAGCACATTACAAAGCACAGTTATCAGGTATTTTACAATCAATAGAAGTGCCTGAATGGGAAACAACCATTTATTTTAAAGGTATCACTTCATTAGCAGATGAACAGAAAGTGTTAAAACTGCACACAGAAGGTAAATTAGCAGAAGCATTAGTTGAATCAATTATATCAAAAGCATGTGATGCCGATGGTAAGAAATTATTCAAAGGCGCAGACAGAGTAACATTAATGCACGAAGTTGATCCAGAAGTATTAATGCGATTAGCAAGTCACATCAACAAGGGAGTTGATGAGGACGAACTGGGAAACTAATAAAAGATAAAGAGATATTCTTTCTTTATCAAATAGCGGAACAGATGCATACTAGTGTAGAGTGGGTGTTGAATAATGTTAGTTCATTAGAACTTCGTTCATGGAACTTGTATTACAAACACAAGTCCGAATTAGCCAAAAGGAAATAAACACATGGCAGATTATGATATCATCATCAAAGCCCAGGACAAAACTGGAAGAACTCTTAGCAACGTAGAGAGAAAATTACAAAGCCTAGATACAACCACTAAATCAACCACATCTAGCATACGCGGGATGGGCATGGCAAGCAAACTTGCCGTTGCTGGTGTCGCTGCACTAGGCGTAGCGGTTGTGACTTTAGCCAAATCAACGATAGACTCAACCAGAGTATATCAAAACCTCCAGAACAGATTAAGACTTGTCACTAATGGCACCGAAGATCTGGCAAATACGACCGACCGACTTAGAAAGGTTGCAGCAGCCAACAGAACTAGTTTCAAGTCTACAGTAGAATTATACTCTGATCTAACATTAGCAACTGAGTCATTAGGATTCAGCAGCAGCAAAGTAGAGAAATTAACAACCAAACTATCACAAGCATTACAAGTATCTGGCGCTGATGCGTCAACATCTGCTGGTGTTATTAAGCAGTTTGGTCAAGCGATGGCATCTGGAACTGTGCGTGGTGATGAATTCAACTCTATTGTAGAGGGTATGGGTGGAGCACTTGCCATTATGGCGCGTGAATCTGGTTTGACTGTAGGCAAGTTGCGTGAACTGGCAGGACAAGGTAAGTTAACAGCAGAAGTATTCTCTTCATTGTTATTAAACTCAAATGAGATCACCGAGTCTTTCAATAAAATGCAAACAACCATTGGGCAATTAGAAACTGCGTTCGGTGACGCGTTTGATAGGTTTGCCGTTGCTGTAGGTGAATCAACAGGAGCGACCTGGTTATACGAAGAATCTTTAAGAGTCGCTACAGTTATATTATCCCAATACAGTGTGAGACTTGCAGAAGCGAACGGAAATATTGACGATCAAGCAGGTTTAACAGATGCGGCTACGACTGCTTTAATATCATACAAAGAAGAATTGGAAGGTATTAATGCATATTTCGCATCAACTGCTGGTGAAAAAGAACAAAAATCCATTATTGAGCGAAACGATTTATTATTAAGACAGCAACTATTGGTTTCTGCATTAGGTAAACAGTATCTTAAACTGTCTGCTGCTGGTATTGACACCACTGCAATAGAAGCGAAATTAGCACAAGCAGAAGAATCTGTCAGACAACTCAATAAAATACAAAACGCGCTTCAATCTAATACATTGCAAGATTCATCCTCGCCACAGGAACTCGCGCTGAGAAAACAATATGATATGTATGGTCAGTTGCGAAACATCGCAGATGATAATGCAAGAATTGAAAAGATCAACCACGCCAATAAGGTGCACAACCTAAACAAACAATACTCATTATATGGTATAGGTCAAGTCGCAGCGCAAGAAGAAATAGTCGCAATGATGGCGAAACGCGCTGAACTGGCAAAACTCACGAAAGCGTATATTGATCTTGGTTCTTTACGTTCACAAGGTGTCACTGATGCTGACGATGCACGAACATTAGAAAATACTACGCAAGCATATAGAGAATATGGTTATGCTCGTCAAGATGCAGATGCATTAGCCATGAAGTCAGCAGACGAATATCAGAAGAAGATAATTGCCGGTTATAAGTTATATGGTGATATGCGTAACGAAGCGTTAGAAACCGCATATACTGTAAGCGATTACTGGGCAGATATGTCAGAAAGTATGTCTGATAGTGTGACAAAGGGCATAATGGCTGGTAAAGGATTGTTCCGTTCATTCGGTGATTTCTTAGATAGTTGGGTAGATCAATTGATATCTAACCTCATTAATCAGATGCTTGTTGCACCATTGATCAATGGTCTAGGTAGCATGTTAGGTTCAGCATTTGGAGGAAGTCCTCTAGGTGACTTTGTTATGAGTGTATTACCTACGTTCGCAAACGGTGGATACCTTGGAAATGGTCAAGTCGGTATTGCAGGTGAAGCGGGTGCAGAGTTGATTACAGGACCAGCCAATGTTACACCATTGAATGGTGAGATGAATTCTGGTGGTGGTCAAAATGTAACGATAAATATCAATGCAATAGACACACAATCGGGAACTCAGTTCCTAATAGATCATAAGCGCGAAGTGGAAGGTATTATTCATA